TAGAGCTGGCAGAAGAGGTGGTGCTAGAAGAGTAGGAAGTAATAATGCACTTGCTGGAAGAATGGGAAGAAGGCGTTATTAATGAACAAACAAGATAAAGTTTATATAAATAAACTAAAGAAGCATACTATAAGTAATGTTCTTGACAAATCTTCTAATTCTAATTTATGGAAAGAGCTTAAACAAAAATGGCAAAAAAAATAAGTAAAAAAGCACAAAAAATAAAGAAGTTATTTGAACTTGTAAATAATGCAAACAGAACTCAATGGGAATATATAAACCAGAAAGGTTTTGATTTTGCACATGATAATCAAATAACTGAAGAAGAAAGAACTATGCTTGAAGAACAAGGTATGCCTACTTTTACTATTAATAGGATTATGCCTGTAGTAGAAATGTTAAATTTTTATGCTACAGCTAATAAACCTAGATGGCAAGCAGTAGGTGTAGATGGTTCAGATACAGATATAGCAGCAGTTTATGCAGATGTTGCAGATTATATTTGGGATTTATCGGATGGTTCTACATTGTATGCAAATGCAATTAATGATTCTATTACTAAATCAATAGGTTATTTAATGGTAGGAGTAGATAAAGATTCTGATCAAGGTATGGGAGATGTTTCTATACATCAACCAGAACCATTTGATATATACGTTGATCCTAAATCTAGAGATATGTTATTTAAAGATGCTTCTTTTATTTTGTGTAGAAAGATTTTGCCTAAAGAACACTTGAAAACAAAACATCCTGAACATATTAAAAAAATTACTAAAGCTAATAGTGATGATAATGGCGATTATAATTTATCCGAAAAAGTTAAATTCAAGGATCAAAAAGATTTTGGATATAAGGATATTGGAGAAAATGAAACAGGAGTTTTAAAAACAGGTGAAAGAGATGAATTAATAGAATATTATGAACTTTACGAAAAAATAAAAGTAAAGTATATGAATGTATTCTATAGAAAACCTCTAGATAAAGAAAAGTTAAAACAATTAAAAAATCAAGCTGAAGTTCAAATTACTGAAATGAGAAAAGAGCTTGAGGTTCAAATGCTTGAAAAACAAATGTCTATACAACAAGCTGTTGAAGGTGGACAAATGTTACCAGAAAGAGCTCAATTAGAGTTAGAGAAATTAAAATCTCAAATGGAACAACAACTTAGTGCTGCATATCAACAACTTATGAGTGATTTGCAAAATGAAGCAAGTGAAGTTTTAAATGTAATTATTTCTGAAAAAGAATATAAAGTACTTATTGGAGATAAACAATTTAAAGACTTAATTGTTGATGTAGTTTCTTTTTACGATTCTAGAGTTCAACAAACAGTATGTGTGGGAGATACTATTTTATATACAGAAGTATTTCCTGAGCAAGTTAAAGACTATCCTATAGTTCCTTTCCATTTTAAATGGACTGGTACTCCTTATCCTATAAGTGCAGTTTCTCCATTAATAGGTAAGCAAAGAGAGATAAATAAATCTCATCAAATATTAGTACATAATGCATCTCTTGGAAGTAGTTTAAGATGGATGCATGAAGAAGGAAGTGTAGATACAGATTATTGGGAAAGGTATTCTAGTTCTCCTGGTGCCTTATTACCAATTAGACCTGGAGCTGCACCTCCTACACCAGTACAACCTGCTCCGCTTAATAATGCGTTTTTTAATTTAGTTCAAGCAGGTAAAGGTGATATGGAATATTTAGCAGGTATATATTCTTCAATGATGGGAGACGCAGGTAAATCTTCTGAAACTTACAGAGGTATGCTTGCTATGGATGAGTATGGAACTAGGCGTGTAAAACAATGGTTACAAAATTCTATTGAACCTAGTTTAAAACAAATGGGAACATTAGTTCAACAATTTTCACAAGCAGTTTATACAGCTCATAAAGTATTTAGAGTTGTTCAACCAAATGCTTTACAAGACTCTAAACAAGTTGAAATAAATGTACCTATGTATAATGATTTAGGGGAAGCTATTGGAAAGTGGAAAGATTATTCTGCTGCAAAATTTGATGTAAGAATTGTTTCTGGTTCTACATTACCAATTAACAGATGGGCATATTTAGATGAATTAAAAGAATTAATGCAATTAGGTGTTATTGATGACATCGCTTTATTATCTGAAACTGATATTAGAAATAAAGAAAAAATTGCAGAAAGAAAATCTCAGTATGCACAAATGCAAGGTCAATTAGGTTCTCAAGAAGAACAAATAAAAGACTTAACTGGTACTATAGAGACACTAGAAAGACAATTAGTTCAAGCAGGCATTAAGAGCAAAGTTCAAGATGCTGAAGTTGAAATAAACAAAAAGAAAGAATCTGTTAAATCAGATATTGAAAAACATAGACTACAAACAGAAGCTGAAGCTAAGTTCGCTGGAAAAGTTATTCGAGACGAAGTTGGTACAACTAAACGTATTATTAATCAACAAAAAACTCAAGAGATGGCTAGAATGAGATTAGATTTAGAGCAAGTTCTTCTTGAAGCAAAAAATAATAAAGAAGAGTTGGCAGAATAGTAAAACTGTTTGTAAATTAATATAATAAAATAGGGGATAATATGGCAAATGAACAAGGTAACTCTGTAACAAAGGACGAACAACAACAAGCTGTTGAAGGTGCTGTTATAGACTCTGGGGATTTTTTTGACCAGTTAGATCAAGAAGTAAATGGGATGGTTGGACAGGGTGACCAACCAGCAGAAGCTCCAAGCGCACCCACTGAGGCAACCCATGTAAATAGTGGCTCCGAACAAGGCAACCCACAAAATGAATCACATGGCTCCGATCAAAATGCGTGGGATAGTGACAATAACCCGTACAAGAAAAGATATAAAGATTCAAGTCGTGAAGCTGTAAAAATGAATGCACAGATTCGTGATTTAAAACCCTTTATACCATTTCTTGAGGCAATGAAAAGAGATAGCGGACTTGTTTCGCATGTAAGAGAATACCTTCAAAATGGTGGTTCTCCATCTAAGAACGTACAGCAGAAATTAGGATTATCTGAAGATTTTGAGTATGATCCTAATGAAGCAGTTAAAAACCCTGATTCTGATTCAGCTAAAGTTATGAATGCTCAAGTTGAACAGGTAGTAAATAAAAGAGTTGGTGATATTCTTAAAACAGAAAAAATGAACTCTCAAAAAGTTAGGGCTTCAATTCTTAGAAAGAAACAAGAGGCAGATTTTATTAAAAAACATAATTTAACGGAAGATCAATTTATTGAGTTTAAAGAAAGAGCTCAACAAAGAAAGCTTTCGTATGATGATGTTTATTACCTTTTGAATAAAGATCAAGCAAATCAAAATGTTGCAAATGCAACTAAAACTGATATGTTAAATCAAATGAAAAATGTAAGAAATATGCCATCTACCGCTAGTGATTCTAATAATCAAGGTTCAGCACAGCCAAGTAAATCAAACCAAATGTTTGATGCTATGTTGGACAGTGATAATGATATAGATAACTTGTTCGGATAGATAATTTAAAGATCATCTACCGAACTTAACTTAAAAGTCTGACTGAAGGTGCTTATGCACAGTTGAGGAATGACTAAAAGGAGATGGTCAAAATGGCTGATTTATTCAATGTCGGTGTTAGAGGTGGCTCTAATGCTGATTTGACAACAGTTGATGTTTCTGGAAATGGAGCTGGTTCAGGTCCTAATCTAGATACTGGTGATCTGCGTAGAAAGTATAACTTTGGTGACAGAGTTTCTGAACTTTCTTTAGCGCAAGATCCCTTTTTTCGATTTTTGTCAAAAGTAAGTAAAAAACCAACGGATGATCCTTCATTCAAATGGAGTGAAAAAAGAGGTTCGTACCATAAAAGATATGCTTATGTAATAGGACATGTTGCTAATGGTGCTGATAGCTTTACAGACTCTGAAATAGACCAATCTAATGCTGGTAGCGCTTTAAGTGCAAGAGGGCAAAAGATTAAGGTTTATATGGCGACTGATTACAAATCACAAGGTAATTTACAAAACATATATAATAATAACGGATCAATTAAAATTGATGTCGGGGACAGTGGAACTGAACCTGGATTCTTTTTACCTGGTCAATTAGTGAAAATACCTGTACAAAGTGGATTAACAGATAGCGGTCCTGCTGGCTACCACGTTCTTAAAGTAGATGCAGTTACAAGCGGTTTATCAAAAACATCTGGTGGCGGTGCTAAAGAATGTGTAGCATTAGAAGGCACTGTTGTTAAGTTTGATTCTGCTGGTAACGAATTTGCTTCATTTTACAACAATACACCAGGTGCTGGTGGAGCTGATAATGATGAGCAAGTTTCAGATAAAAGTATTGCTGAAGACTTAGAATGGAGACGTTCTTATGTTATGGGTACTGCTTTTGCAGAAGGTACTGGTTATCCTGAAACATGGAAAGATCAACCTTACTCTACAAACTATGGTTTAACTCAAATATGGAAAACTTCGTGTGCTATGTCTAATAGTGCTAGAGCTACTGTTCTAAAGTTTGAGCCAAATGAGTGGGCTAGAGTTTGGAAAGAAAAGTTGATTGAACATAAATGGGATATTGAAACATCACTGTTATTTGGTTCTCAATACGAGGATTCAACTAATAATATTCAATATACTCAAGGTGCTGTTGATTATATAACTCAATACGGTAACCAATTTAGTTTAGACACTGCAACTAAAACTGCAGATGATTTCTTAGATGATATGTCTAACTATCTTGATCCTAGATATAATAATAGTACTGGTAGCGTTTTCTTTGTGAGTACAGCAGTTTATAACTGGATGCACAAATTAGGTGGATACTTTAAAAATAATCTTGAAATATCTTCAAACTTTAGATCTGATTTTGCTATGACTGGCAAGAAAAAAGTGATGGGTATAGATATTACTACATTCTCAACACCTTATGGTGATATGAATGTTGCAAGAAATATTCACTTAGATGGAACACATATTAAAATGCTAGGTGTTAATATGAAGTATTGTTCATACCGTCCTCTTGTAGGTAATGGTGTTGATAGAGATACTTCTGTCTATGTTGGTGTGCAAACACTAGAAAACTCTGGGGTCGACAGAAGAGTAGACTTAATCTTAACTGAAGCTGGTATGGAATGGTCAATGCCTGAATGCCACGCTTTATGGACATAGGAGATTAATTATGGCTAATCCAATGTATGGACAAAATAAAGCTGATGATAAGTTAGACTTAATACAAAGCGGAAAAATATTAGGTGTAAAATC